GTTTAGAATACAATTACGAAGTCTTAGACTATACTGATATCAGTGCTAAATTAAAACCCAGTGGTGAACTGCCCTTACATTTCGGTTTACAAAAGAATTTGGGTCAACATAAAGAAGTTAGAGTTGTTGTACATTTACATCCAACTTATTGTATTGCCGCAATGCATGCCGGCATTAAGTTAAATGAACTTACTAAAGATTTTCCTGAACTTAGTAGATATACAAAGGTTGCCCCTAATGTCGGAGATGTTGCTCCTATTAGTCAAGAACTAGCTGATCAATGCCATGAAAATTTAGGACTTGATCACCAAACCGGGCATATCAATTATGATATTGTAGGTATCAAAGGGCACGGGGTTGTGTCAATTGATAGTAGTCCTTGGCGAGCATATGAGCATATTGAACGGTTAGAACATATTTGTAAAATTGTGTTAGCCTCTGGAAAATTTTAATGACTGCTAAAAGTAATTTAGCACAAGGTAGAGAAAGCTATGATGCTGAATTAAGTACAGGTTTGGTTGAATTTTTCAATAGAAATGTTACTCCTTATCCTACAGAATCAAGTGGGCCAAAATTTGATCTTATTCCTGTTGAAAAGCAAAAAGACATAATGGTCAATGTGGCTAAAATGCATGCCCAACAAGAATATAACCGTATTATGGATTTAGTTTCTGTACTACAGAAACAAGCTGCTAGTATTAAACGAAGGTTGGATATTACTGAATCGGTACATGGTGCTAAATATAATTTTCAAATATATCATGGGCAGATATATTGGTTAGCTTATAATCATAATGATAAATGTACAATATTGACACATAATGGGCCCGATGATTGGAGTAGCGGTCCACCAAATCATTATGAATTTATATGTAAGGTAAAATGGTTAGGCGATTACACATGGGTAGAGCTTGACAAAGATAATAATTATAATTAAAATAGAAAAACAATATGTCAAAACAACAATATAACCTAAATACTAAAACAGACTATATTAACCGTAAAATGTTTTTGGATCCTGAAGGTCCAGTAACAATTCAACGGTTCGAAGAGGTTAAGTATAATAAATTACAAAAGATAGAACAAACAGCTAGAGGATTCTTTTGGGTACCTGAAGAAATTAGTTTATCTAAAGATGCTAATGATTTTAAAGATGCTAGTGATGCGGTTAAGCATATCTTTACTAGTAACCTACTAAGACAGACAGCACTTGATAGTATTCAAGGTCGCGGCCCGGCGCAGGTTTTTACCCCTGTTGTTAGTTTACCCGAGTTAGAAGCATTAATGTATAATTGGAGCTTCTTTGAAACTAATATTCATAGCCGTAGTTATAGCCATATTATCCGTAATATCTACAATGTACCAAAGGATGTGTTTAATACTATTCATAATACTAAAGAAATTGTTGATATGGCAAGTAGCGTGGGCAATTATTATGATCAATTGCATATGATTAATTGCCATAAAGAGCTTGGCGAGTCAATTAATGAAAAGGTACATGTAAGAGCTATTTGGTTAGCTCTTAATGCCAGCTATGCGTTAGAAGCATTTCGTTTCATGGTTAGTTTCGCTACATCATTGGCAATGGTCGAGAATAAAATCTTTATTGGCAATGGAAATATTATTAGTTTGATTTTACAAGATGAGTTGCTCCATAAAGAATGGACTGCTTGGATTATTAATCAAGTAGTAAAAGAAGATCCTAGATTTGCTCAAGCAAAACAAGAGTGTGAGCAAGAAGTATACAATATGTATATGGATGTTATTAGAGAAGAAAAAGATTGGGCTACCTATTTGTTTAAGATGGGGCCTGTGATTGGACTTAATCCTAATATTCTAAGAGATTTTGTAGACTATACTGCATTACATGCATTAAAAGATATTGGAATAAAATACATCAATGCCAATGTTCCAAAAACTACTCCTATTCCGTGGTTTAATAAGCACAGTGATACAAGTAAAAAACAGTCTGCCCTTCAAGAAACAGAAAGCACTAATTATGTATTAGGCGTGATGAGTGAATCACTTGATTATGACCAATTGCCTAAATTATAAAAAGGAGAAAGAAAATGAAAGCCATAGTATGGAGTAAAAATAATTGTACAAATTGTGATCAAGCAAAAGCGCTGTTAACAAGTAAAGGAATACAGTTTGAAGAAAAGAAAATTGGTGAGGGTTGGACTAAAGAAGAATTATTAGAGGTAGTACCAACTGCCCGTACGGTTCCACAAATTTTTCTTGGTGAGGAATATGTGGGTGGGTTTCAAGAACTCAGACAAAAATTAGCAGCATAAGGAATATAATGCTTAATAAAGATGAAGTTTACACGTTTAAATTGAATAGCGGAGAAGAATTGATTGCAAAAGTAATTAAATCAGAAACAGATTATATTACTATTTTTGATCCAGTATCTGTAGCACCCGGACCACAAGGTATGGGGTTAGTTCCTAGCTTATTTACCGCAGATCCCGAGGGTGAAATAAAACTAAATACTAATAGTATTGCAATTTATGGAATAACTGATGAGGGTGTAAAGGCAAAATATACCCAAGCAACAACAGGAATTGCAGTACCTAATAAAAAATTAATCTTAGGGTAACATGCCGGCATTGAGCAGAAAGACTGACAAAAATTCAGCAGGCGGAAAAATCATGAAGGGAGCCGGCTCGGTATTCTCTAATGGTTTACCTGTAGGTTTACATGCACCAAGTCCAATGACCCCTCATGAACCATTTGGCAAACCGCATCCTCCTCATAGTGCCGCTAAAACTACATCAGGTAGTCCTAGTGTTTTTGCTGAGGGTTATCCAGTACTTCGTATTGGTTCAGGTAATACATGCGGTCATCCTATTATACAAGGCAGCCCTAACGTGTTTGTCCCATGAGTACTACAGGTAAAGAAAGTCCTTTAGGGGTAAATGTAAATAGTTCTTTATTGCAAAATATAGGACTATGTATTAATCCTACTAATCAGGGGTACATAGGTATTAGCAAGATTAATACAAGCTATACCCCGGGTAGTCTAGTTAACAATACATGCCTTAAGTTATTAACTTACGCAATATATCAAGCATATAATGGTAATGTTTCTCAAACTCCTGCAGGAACTTCCACCTATGATAATCTTATTGCTATAGGTGCTAATACTATTCCAGCACTAGGTAACTCGAAAAGCCCAGGATATACTGCTACCGATCCTACCAATCAATGGCAAGGACAAGCTACTACAGGTTATTCAACCGCCGGCGATACTGGCGATGGACAAAGTGCAACTTGGATTCCTTATAATACAACTAATAATAATAAAAGTGTTACCCAATGGGGCTTTTTAAGGTTGTATGCATTACAAGCTTGGAATGAATTTAATTGGAATGGTATAGCAGCAGGCTCGGGAATGCCTCAATATAAAGATTTTCTATCAAGTTTCCTAAATGCTCAGACTTTTATAGATTATTCTAATACTGCCATTAGTTCAGTACAGGGATCTAGTACCTTTCTTAAAGGTACTTATAGTAATATGAATGATCTAATCAGTGCTGACGTCACTGGGGTAAGTTTAGCAACACAGGCTTTTGGACAAGATTGTATCACTGCAGGTAAGGTAATAGATTTATCCAACATTGCAAAGTTTGGAATGCCTTCAGTGTTGTTACAAACTATTAAGAAATTTAATTCTATTACACAATCATTGTCATTATCATTATTGTCAGCAGGTCTTGCAGTACAAGATATAGACGATATTTCTAGTGTAAGAATATTAACCCCTACAAAATTACAAGAGCAAAAGATATACGGGGCATTTTTAATTATTGTGGGACAAGATTTAGCTGATATATTAATACCATTAAATTGTAAAACTCGGGGATTGGAGTCATTAGCAGATTTATTAAACATTAAGAAATTATTTCCAAATAGTTATCAATCATTGACTGTACCTATATATAATGCTAGCCCTGGACCAACCAATGCTAAAACATATTATCCTATATTTGATAATGACGCAGTAAGTTCTAGGTTAGAAGCACCTGCAATAGTTGAGCAAATAGGCGTAATTATTCCACCTGGTCCGCCGGCTGTTACAGAATTACCTGCTCCTGCAACAATCGAGGTAGCACCTTCCCCATTAATTCCTACAGTTGCTCCTATAGGTTCACAGTTAGCAACTTCAGCTCCTCTAGAACAGTATAGGAACAATTAAAAATAATATTATGGCAGATACATTAAATTTTCAAATAGCAAAAGAAGGATTTGGATCATATCTATCGGGAATATTGCCTGATAATATTGCGGTAACTGCCGGTGCCTTTTCTGCTACTATGCAGCAGATTAAAAACATCCGAAGTATTGATTTTGAAAATTTTTCTCAAGTAGTTTTTAATATTGAAACAACAAAGGGATTGAATCAAGTTAATGGAACAACTATACCGACTAACACTACTTTGGCTACCGCAGCATCTACTTTAATTTCATTAGGTAGCGGACCATATGGTACATATACTATGAGTGATTTTTTAGGATGCATGAGTGGATTGCCATATGCATGGCAAGAAATTCAATCACTGATTCAGTCATTGCAAACTACTACATTGATTAATATTTATAAAAATTTATATTTAGCGGTTACTTGGGAAATTGGTACTGTTTCTGTTCAATATACTGATGATGGGTTAGGGAACTATACGGTTACAGGAATTACATTAACTGATCCAGGTGGAGGATATGGCAGAGAAGGAGCAGCCGCACCGAGTATTACTTTAAGTAACGGTGGCACAGGTAGTACAACTATAGGGACTAATCCCGATGATCTATCTACTTATGGCAGAATAACTTCGATTACCTTGACTTCACCTGGTAGTGTCACTGGAACAATACCTACTGGAACTGTAGCTAATCCCCCGACTACTTATGGTAGCGCGGGTTGGCCCGGCATGAATACCGCGGTTCAATATTATATAGATGCTGCTAATACTGAAATAACTTCAATCAAAACTGCTAATCCTGTAGTTAGTTCAGATTTGAACACTATATATAAAGCAGTTGGTACACAACTTACATTAGAGCAACGGGCCAGATACACTGGAATATCTCCGGTGCCTAGTCCTACACGAGATACTCGGTTAAATTCGTATCCGACTAGTCAATATGTGTTTGTTGATTCTATACCTACTATTGCCACAAGCACTTTACCTCATATGTATGCTCAAACACTAGAGGCTATCAGTGATTTAAATACGGTAGGTGGTCAAAGCATTGTAGCAATGATGAGACAGGAAAGAAATGCCGCTAGATTGCAAGAGATTGGTATAGAATTAGACAATAGTATATCAAATGAATTGGATCAACAAGAAGTAGCAATATTAATTGCTAATGGAACATTGCCTACAGGGGTAGAAGGTATTACTGTTACTGGCATAAATGGTGATGCAGATAATCCGAACACCACCTTTACACTTCCTAGTAACTTTATCGCCCAGCCAATTGGTTATTATGATCCTAATATACCTGAATTTAAATTAGCAACTAATCCGTGCGAGTGTGATTCACCTATACAACAAATCTTAAATACTGCACGAAATAATATTAATAATACTAATATATTAGGTCCAGCCGGCAATGGCACTGGTCCTGCTCAGCCTAATATATCAGCCATAAGTCCTATTTCTACTGGTATATCTAAACCTTCAGTTAATCCTAGACCAGGACTAGTTTCTGCAATTTTAGAAGCCGGGCCTGCTGGATTAGAACCTATTGCAATTATATCTGCTTGTTCGAACTCACCAGGTATTTCGTTAGATACTGGGGGTCCTGCAGTACCTGGTAGTTTAGCCGGATCACCTGTAAGTAATATTATTCCACCAAATCTGAATTCTGCACTAACCGCAGCAGTTTTGTCGCCATCAGTCTACAATGTAGCAGATGCAATTGAAGAAGTTATCAAGTGCAACTGCGATTGTTGGATAGACTAATCTAACCCGTTTCTATTGCGTGGAGCTAGAAAGGATGATATAATCATCCAACGAGTTACTTTTAACTAAAAGGAGTTGAAAATGGAATTTTCAATCAGAACGATTAATAGTATTTTCGGCGTATTATTACTTGCCGTACTTATTAATGCAGTAACCGCTTTTAAGTTTGGTTCTGTTCAAGAAATAGCTGTGGACAAACCACGGTCATATGTATCAGCAAAAAATGTAGACAGAACATTGGATTGTTTAGCAATGAACATTTACAAAGAAGCGGCTCACGAATCATTTGAAGGGAAAGTTGCGGTTGCTCAGGTAACGATTAATCGCGTAGACGATCCTAGATTTCCCAAAGATGTATGTGCGGTAGTTTACCAAAAGAACATCATCATGGAAAAAGTAGTATGCCAATTTAGCTGGTATTGCATAGGTAAGACTAAATCTAAACCCACGGACGAAGCATATAAAGAAAGTTATGCGGTAGCCAAAAAAGTGTTGTTAGAAGGGTTTAGACTTGACAGTTTACATGATGCATTGTATTATCATGCTGTATATGTTCACCCGGCATGGCCATATCAAAAAATCAACAAAATCGGTAACCATATTTTTTACAAGGATAAAGCATGATGACCAAGTTAGTAGACCTCTATACATTTTTAATTGAATTTTTTACCACTAAACTACACAAAATTTCTGCGGATACGCTAGGGTGGTTAGCTAATATTGCTCTACATGCGGCTACACTACCTTCGTTTTTGGCCTTGATGACAGGATTGACTGATAAAGCACCCAATGTTGATGTTGTGTTGATGTTATGGTCTGCATTGTGTTTACTATTCTTCCGTGCAATTCTACTTAAAGACTTACTTAATATCGCTACTATTGGTGTAGGATTTATGTTACAAGCAATGGCATTAGTATTAATTTATTTCAAATAAAATGTCTAAACTTCGTTCTAGTCCTAACAAGTATTCTTTCCAACGAACAAGTTATATAGAACGATGCAAGAAAGAAAATCAAACTCCTAATCAAGCATATCTTGACATGTGGGAAAACATGATTAAAAAAAGAAAAGAGGATGAGATAGATCCTATGTGGCAAGAAAACAATATGGAGTATGACCTATTAACTTCTGATTGGATAGCAGAAAAGTGCAAAGATGATAGATACGCGCAAAGTCTTTACGCTGCCATGTGTAACAATGAATTCATAAGAAATGAAGTATGGCCTATACTCAATGAAAAAACATGGAGTTGTTCTTGGCGATATGCCGGGGGAATCGTAGCAGACATTAGACAACAGGGTGACTATATGGATTGGTATTGCTCTGGCATGGGTAGTGGTCTTGGCAACGGTGATGAAGATGGCTCAAAGGGCTATGTTAGTGAAAGTGAAATTACAGAAGAGATTAAATCTGACCTATTTAAATTGGGTTGGATAGTTTTTGAATCATCATCTGATGACTAAATACAACAAAGGAGAACTTCAATGGCTTATTCACCTCAAGTAGTTGATCATTATGAAAATCCACGCAATGTTGGAAAATTTGAAATTGATGATACCATAGGCACTGGACTAGTCGGAGCCCCGGCATGCGGTGATGTAATGAAACTTCAAATTAAAGTTAATCAACATGGAGTAATAGAAGATGCTAAATTTAAAACGTATGGATGCGGGTCAGCGATTGCTAGCTCAAGTCTTGTCACGGAGTGGGTTAAAGGCAAAACCCTCGACGAGGCAGCAACAATTAGAAACACACAGATCGCAGCAGAACTCGCTCTCCCGCCGGTCAAAATCCACTGCTCAATCCTAGCAGAAGATGCAATTAAGTCGGCTATAGAAGATTATAAATCTAAACAATCTGTTCAATAATATTTTTCAATAATAATAATTTTTGGGCGCCTTGTAATATTACTGTAACAGTAATATGTTTAAATAGTATTTGTGCAAATGCACATTAACTAAAAGGAAATCGGATGAAAAAAATTATTGGAATTCTATTGGCAGCCGCCGCATTTGCTGCACAAGCACAGATTACTGGAGCCGGGGCAACTTTCCCAGCTCCTATTTATTCAAAGTGGGCAGCTGCCTATAACAAAGAAACTGGTACTACTGTTAACTACAATCCAATTGGATCAGGTGGCGGTGTTGCACAAATCATTGCCAAAACAGTAGACTTTGGCGCTAGTGACGATCCTACTCCAGATGCTAAACTTAAAGAAGTTGGACTATATCAATTCCCATCAGTTATCGGTGGAGTTGTTGCTGTAATCAATATCAAAGGTATTGAGCCAGGTAAAATGATTCTTGACGGTAAAACTCTAGCTGACATTTATCAAGGTAAAATCAGCAAGTGGAACGATGCTGCTATTGTTAAACTTAATCCAAGTCTAGCATTACCTGATGCTGCTATCAATGTAGTGGTTCGTGCTGACGGATCAGGTACAACTGCTGTATTTACTGATTACTTAAGCAAAGTAAATCCTGAATTCAAAGCAGGTACAGGCACCGGTAAAACAGTAACTTGGAAGCCAACAAACTTGTCAGCAGGTAAAGGAAACGCCGGTGTTGCTGCTAACGTTCAACAACTAGCAGGATCAATTGGTTATGTTGAGTACGCATTTGCTAAACAGAGCAAACTAACTCATGTTGCCATGAAGAACCGCAAAGGCGTTGTAGTACAACCAGATGATTTAACATTTGCTGAAAGTGCCAAAACAGCAGATTGGTCTATACCTAACATGGCAGTTAATCTAAATGATTTAGATGGATGGCCCATTACAGCCGCTACATTTATTCTAATCTATCCTACTGGAGAGAAAACCAAGCAAGTCACCAAGTTCTTCGATTGGGTCTATACAAAGGGTGACAAAGATGCTACAGACCTAGATTATGTTCCACTACCCCAAAAGGTCAAGGATCAAGTTCGTGCCGACTGGGCAAAGTTAGTCAAATAAACAAACACACAAAAGGAGTTTAATATGAAGTATACCGTTCTAGCAGTAGCCGTCGCAACGGCCCTATTAACAGCATGTGGTGGCGATAATGCCGCAGAAGCACCTAAAGTAGTTACTGGGTTTACATCAGGTAAAGCAGTTAGCAGTTCAGTAGATCCCTATATCGTTCCAATTGACAGCAGCGTTAAAGTTGCTAGTATCTTAACCGTTGGTGACGCAGTTGGTACTTATCGCATGGTAGGTATCCCAGATGGACTGGGTGCTTATGATAATGGTGACAACACATTCACCGTGCTAATGGCCCATGAACTGGCCAACACTGTTGGTATTGCCCGTGCTCATGGTGGTATTGGTGCTTTTGTTAGCGAGTGGGTTATTGATAAAACTACGCTACAGGTCAAGAGCGGCAGTGACCTAATGAAGAAAGTCTATGCACAGGTCAATGGTGCGTGGGCTGAGCAAACTGCGGTAGCATTCCAGCGTTTTTGCTCTGCTGATCTACCAGCAGCTGGGGCTTTCTACAATTCAGCAACAGGCAATGGTTCTTCAGTCAAAATGTTTATGACTGGTGAAGAAACCGCTAACGGCACTGTTACAATGGGACGCGGTGTTGCTATTGTGGCCAGTGGAGCAGACAAAGGCAAAGCATACATTCTCCCACACTTTGGTGGATTTACCACTAACGGTGTAGGCTGGGAAAATCTCTTAGCACATCCTAACAGCGGCGACAAGACCATTGTTATGGCCAATAGCGACAGTGGCAGCAATGGTGTTTATATGTATGTCGGCACTAAGAACAAGACTGGTGCCACTGAAGTTGATAAAGCAGGCTTAACCAATGGTACGCTGTATCGCGCTGTGGTCAATGTTGGTGGTGTTGCTGCCAATGAAACCACTGCTGCCGATGCTGGTCTAGGACTGGTCAATAAGATGGCTAC